CTCTACCCACTCCATGCCCCCCACAAGTCGCCTTGTGAGATGTGTGGTGATGCGGAACTCTGCCCGCCGAGGAATAGCATTCTGCCATGTGCTGTTGTACGCAGCTCTTATTATTTCACATTATTTTCACCGATTGTTTATAGTATGTGGTACACACTCCGCTACCCTACGAGTTTTATTGATTCCATGGCAGAAATCGGGAACTGGTCATATAGTTTAAGCTACAGATCCATTCACTTGGGTCACGAATACATCAAGTGCCGTTATAGAAGCTGGCAACGTTCCACCAGAAAGTGAAACATATGGGCTCACTGTATTATCAGTGATGGACACGGTAAAGATGTTCAACAGGTTGGTTGTGTTATTAACCGTGCTGTTGGACAATTTAGTTCCGCCGCCACCAAAAGTGACGGCGGTGCCAACACAGTTTGTGAAGGAAAAGGTTGGCTGAACGCATGCAGTTGAGCTGCCGTTCCAATAGATCGTAACCAGGTAGGTGCCGACCACTCCTGTTGGGAAAATTAAGGATGTGGTGGAAATTGTCATGCCTAGCTGGTTGAAGTTAACTGTATTGGTGGCATTGGCGCCAAAATACGCTGCGGTGCTCACACCACTGGTTGCAAGCATGTGGTATGAGGGCAACGCCAAACCTAACCCAGAGCTGAGTTTAGGTTTGTACAGTTCGACTTCATAGGTCACCCAAAGCTCCCCGACATTGGCGGCTGCTTGTGATCCCTGTGTTGCCACAGTCACAATCGCCATGTCGTACATTTTCTGGTCCTGTCCGGTTGGGACAGCACCACTACGCACATATTGCAAGGCGTAGATGTTTTCCTTAGGATCGCACTCAATTGGCAATATGAGATTCTGACTGGGTTTTCCATCAGTTGCCCACATCTCGTTAAGCAGCTGGACTTTGTTGACAAAGTTGGCTGCATCAGATTGATATTGGCAAGCCATCATGACTTGACCAAGAGATGTGTTAGTGCTGTTCAAGGAGTCTGCACTAGTGCTTTTAAACTCATACACCAAGCCCTTAAACTTATACTCTTGAAAGTTCTGGGCAATGGCGCTAAGGTAGGGAAAGGAGGCAGCTAGCCCAGGATTAATGTTAAACCTGGTGGTTTGAAAGGCAATGGAACTATTCACATCGCAAATATACTCACGATGTCGGAAGGTGATTGTTTCACTGCTGCTATGCATCACGGGAACCTGTGGGTTTGTTAGCATCTCCTTATAAATGGAGTTTTGTTCAAGTGAATAAGCACCAAGTCCGAAGATCTTGGAAAGGCCATTGCCTGCTAGCTGACCCAGGTCACCGAGAAAAGTGTTACTTTTCGACCTGGGTGGGTTGGAACGTTGTGGGGCTGCATACGCTGCCACTTGTTGTTGTCGTTGTGATTTCTTAGGTTGTCTCCTAGATTTTGAGTTATTGTTATTAGATTTCATTTAGTTGATAGTCAAATATGGGATACAGCAGACTGGCTGGACTATACATCAATAATAACTTACGCGGCTCCGTGTAGTCTCTAGGCATTCTGATTAGCACGATTAGATCGATTTTGGGCCTTAAACTATTGACCCCATGGCGTTGGTCGCCACCCCCTCAGATCCAATACACTGGAAGGCAAGGGTTGGTCGCTTGCTTTATGCCTGTCCAGTAGGGCGTATTGTTTAGATAGTAATCCTCCATAGCCACCTGCATGACGGGGTCAATGCCGAAAGCAAAGTAGAACGATGCCCGTGTTTCAGGACTTACTCGTTGGTGCTTCTGTCCCATGCCTTTGGACAACTGGGCCATACCAGTCTCCAACAGTGCATCCTCAGCGATTGGCTTGACATTGCCAGCAGCGCGGAGTAAAGAACAGTAGAACTCTTGAACTATGGGAAGCCCACCGGTTAGTGATAGCCCACAATCCCCGATGGACTTGATCCATCGTTTATAGGTTTGCGGGTCGGGTAGGGCCTTAATGGATATACAATCCTTGGCTATTGATAATTTTGGGTCACGTACCATGGTGTAATCACCACTTATCCAGACTGGTCGCGTCTGGCAGAACTCAACTTGTTCGATGATGTGTACGGGATCTTCAACCTTCATGTTGAAGCCCATTTCCTTGAACCACGCGGATAGTCCTCGGCTGAATGCACTGACGTGCCTCTTTTCCATTATAACCACGCAATCATCCCCATTGTTTGCTAGCGAGGCCTTTCCAGTAAGACCGCGACTAGCGAGGTATGCGTGTACGAGAGCACACATTATCAGGCAGTTGCCTAGGGCAGTATTCATGTCTCCGCTCATCCTTGTGCCTTCGACGGTGTATTTAACCACACCATCACGACAAAATCCTTTACACTTGTTAGTGAGTTGCCAGCTCAAGAGCATGGCCAATTGTGGATTGTGTTTGTGAAGGGTGTTGTACACACTGTGCTCCCATTTGAGCGCATCTACACTAACATGCTGATCAAATCGGGACGCGTCGAGGCCAATCGCAACAGGTTGTTGGTACTTGTGCCACTTCTTAGCCATCTCAACACCGCATTGTCGCGCGTTGAGACCTTTGAAGACTGTGGTCTCTCCAAAGACCTTTGCTATGCCAGAGTAAATAGCGTGCTCCAAAGGTTTAAGAAACACACCAACTTCAATATTGTATCTAGGTCCACGGGGAGATACCACACGCATCACGGGATCAGGTTTGTCTGTGATGTTGGTTTTCTCGGCCTTGCCAAAGCAATAAATCGTTGAGTCATGCCGGGAGATCTTCACTTCCTCTAGTGAAAGCATGGCCTTATGATAAAGTGCGTAACGACGACCCCGGTACCACTCCACAAAATTGTGGTGGCTCATCGGAGCGGATCTACTTGTTACGCAGATCAACATAGCACGGAATTTATTTAGTCTGCTGTATGCATTAGGCTTTGGCTTTGGGGTGGGTACATAGTGCCCATTCTCGTTCTTCACGTAGAACACTCTCTCAAGAACACCCCTGTACAAATTGTTTAAACTGGCGTTGTGGCAGACGTAGGTCACATCAGTGGAGCATCCTCCTATCTGATAGACTTTACGCTGCCTAGGTGCAGCCCCATGGTCACTTCTCACCTGGAC